AGGATGTGGCGGATAGAGGTCATCGTCTCCGACACATCATATCCTAGGCTCATACCTCATCTCCTCTTGCGGGGCGCAGCCCCTTCTGAATCCAGCTCAGGCAATGGAGGTAGCCGTGAGCGTCGATGAGGTTGTCGTCCTTCTGGCGGTGGCTGTCCCGGCGCAGCTTGAGGGCCACCATCATACGGGCCACATCCTCGGCGGTGATGCTTTGGTGCAGCTTTGCGTTGATGAGGCCAGACCACATCATAGCAATGCCCTCAAAGTCTTCGCGGGGATTACCGTAGGCTTCGTTGCGGTCGCCAAGGATGAGGTCTAACGAGGCCTCAGAGAAGTTGGGTGAGGTGTTCATACAGGTGCGTAGGGAAGGAGCTTGGTGATGGGTCGGTCGAACATCATCCCGCAACGGCCCGTGCCGTCGCTGCGACCCTTCGCTTGGATGGCGTCCACGTAGATGAAACGCAGGTCGTTGTCGGTGATGGTTTGCATCGTGCCGTCAGGCCGATGGTCGGGAGCGTTGAGGAAGATTACGCGGTCGGCGTCCTGTTCCAAGTTGCCACTCTCGCGGAGGTCGGACAGGCGGGGCTCGCGGTTCTCGCGCTCCACGCTGCGCCCTAGCTGGGCAAGCAGGATGACGGGGACGGACAGCTCGATGGCTAGGTCCTTCATCGCCATCGTGAAGCGGCCAAGGGCCATATCGCGGGTTTCCCCGCGCTCCTGCTGGGCGTCATACCGCTGGAGGTAGTCCACGCAGATTGCCTTGGGCTTGCTCACCTGAGCAAAGGCCTTGGCCCGCGTCACGATGTGCGACAGGGTGCGGTCTTGGTCATACACCGCCACCTGTAGGTTGCGCACCTTGGCCAGCTCCTGCTTGAACGTCTCAAGGTAGGAGTGGGACAGGCGCCCCGACAGGATGTCCCTGTACGAAATGCCGCACTCGGTCTGCGCAAACAGCGGGGCCATCTGCTTGGTGGGCATCTCGCGGGAGAACAGGAGCACCTTGCCATCCCGTGCCCAGTGCTGGGCAATCTGACGGCAGCAAGAGCTCTTCCCCATCCCGGGACGGGCCGAGATGATGATGAGTTCTCCCGGCTTGCCTAAGCCGAAGCGACGGTCCCAGTCGGGCCAAGGGAAGCTCATCCCAATGTCCTTGTCCGTGTAGGTGCCAGCCTGCACCCGCTCCACCAATTGGATGGCGGAGTCGGCAGCATCAGCCAGCGTCTCCTGCTTCTGCCCCTCGTGATGCTTGGTGATGAGGTTGTTCACCTCCATCACGAAGCCCTCGACGCTGCCGCTATGGGCGAGCGTCTTCTCGGCCATCCGAGTGCAGGTGGCGTAAAGCTCACGCATCACGTAGTGCTGACGCACAACGTCAATCCAGTGGGACAACTGAGCCGTGGTGCACGCAGCCTGCGTCATCTCCACGAGCCCAGCCAAGCCGCCCACTTCGTGCAGCTTGTTCACCTTCTTCAGCTCCTCCACTAGAGCGTGAAGCTCCAGCGGCTGGGAGTTCTTGTGCTGCCATTGGATGGCCCGCCAAAGGCGGCGGTGCTGCGGCAGGTGGAAGCACTCCTCCTCAATCTTGCCGTCAATGGCCTTGGCCAACGAAGCAGGACCATCGAGAAGGATGCAGGAGAGGACGATGCGCTCGCCCTCCTCGGAATGGGGAAGCACTACGCTCACGACGCCACCTCCCTTGGATCGTAGCCGCGACGCAGGCGCCACAGGGTGAGGCACGCCTTGAACCACTCCCACGATTCGTGAAGCTGCTTCTGGTCGTAGCGCACTACGTCAATCCGCCCCGGCTCGGTCTTGCTGACGTAGATGTTGATGCCCACGGTTTGGTCCTCGGGCAACTCCGTGCAGTTGGTCCGATACTTGGCCATAATGTAGGCCGCAATCTGAGCGCAGTGGGAGCGCTTGAAGGCAATCGGCTCGTCCTTCTCGGTCTTGCAGGTTTTGAAGTCGAGGATGCCCGGGAGCCCGCCCTCAGAGAAGGCGTAGTCCGTGGTGCCAGCGTAGCCGAGAAACAGATTGGTGACGGCCACCTCCTGCTCCTCCACCTTTAGGCCACCAATCTTCAGGGTGTCCAGCGACTTGTTCGTCGCCTCCACGAGTAGCTCCATCCCAATCGGAACTTCGCCCTCCATAGCCTTGTGGAAGGCGGTGCCAAACACCTGCGCCTGCTCCATCTCCTTGTCAGCCTTCTCGCGAATGATCGCGGAATACTCCGACAGAGTCGGAGCCACGGCCAGCGGGTCACCGCTGCTGTAGCACGCTTCCAATATTTTGTTGGCCTTCCAGCGGTCCAGTTCAGGAGCCGCTGCCTCGTTGAGAACGCTGCTCACCGAAGGGAGCAGGCGCTCTAAGCGAGCGTCACGCAGCGTGGTGCTACGAATGACGCCCGACTTGCTGATGCGGGTGTGGGACGGTTTGCCGTCGCGTGTGTACCAGTGTTCGCTCATATGTCGGAGTCAGCTTGCTACCATTTATGGCCAGCCTGCAAGAGTTTTTTCCTATTATTTTTTATCAAGACTTCCTCTTCAGTGGTGAGGTAGATGCGCTTGAGTTGTAACTCCCTCACCTGCTTTTGGATGCGTTCGTGGTGTACGTTCAGTTCAAGCTCGATGAGCTTCACTGGAGCCATAGCCATCAGCATCTGGCGGATTGCAGTCGTCTTCTCGTGTCGCGGGTGGCTCATAGAGGGGGCGTTGGTAGTTTCGCTGCGCGCTGTTGCAGGATGGCCTTGTGCTCATCAGCCTTCACGTAGGCTAGGTAGTAGCCCTTGCGCTGGGCCCGCCCTGCCACCATCTTCGGGTCGATGTGCAGGTGTTGGGCAATGTGAAAGGCGCGCTGACCATCAGCCACCATTCGGTCGATGGATGCCATCATCTCGGGCGTGTTCAGCTTGCGGTAGCGTCGTTTCGGCTTGTCGGACATTGGGATTGGTTTGGTTGATGAGCTCACGGCTTATTTGGCTTTACGTTCACAACTACTGGCTTCTTATTCACCTGCCGGTAAAAGCTCAGGCTTGGCGGAATACCTCCGCCCTCTCTGAGCTGTTGCGCGTTCCACACATTCGGAAACTGCTGGGCGAAGATGCGGGCGATTTGATAGGCGAGGGTCATATGCTCCCGCTGCGTGTGCTCAGAGCACCGCTGGTCGAAATAATGAATCCAAGACCTGACATTCCCTGTCACGTACAGGCGCGTTCGGGTGGCAAGAGGCAGCACCATACGGGCCGTCTCCTTGCTGACGCCGCGAGCAATCAAGCGTTCGTATGTCTTCTGCGCCTCCTCCATCCGCATCTTTACCTCGGCGTCCAAGGTCGGGTCGTCCATTGGATCGCCCGACGCCTGCCGGTTCTTCGTGTCCTGCTTGCGTAGCTCCACGGGCTCAAACTCAGAGCTCAATGCATAACGCTGGCTGAACTCTTGGAACGTGAACGAGCGATGTCGGAGAAGCTGGGCGGCAATGGCTCGGCTGGTCTCCACCTCAACCGTCATACTCGCCGTCTCAAACACGGACCAATGCCCGTGCCTGATGCAGTAGGCGAGGAGGCGCGGAGCCGTCTCCGTATTGAGTTGGTTGCTGGGATTGCTGACCCGAGCGCAGTAGGCGATGAGATCGTCAGCCGTCTTGATCCCCTGTGCTACCAGATCAGCAGAGGGCTGGGTGATGCTAACAAGCTTTGCGTTCATTTATTTGTAGGTGTCTTTATTTTTCTGACCATTTGGTTGATTGCTCTGCGGATATGCGGCCACTCCTCTGGGTCCATTCGGATTACCGAGTGGTTCTCAAGATGCTGCTCAACGACGACAAACTCGCCGCCAGCTTCATCATCAATGCGGACAGTCGTTGCGCTCTCGTCGAAGATTTCCTTCCCCTGTGGAAGCACAACGACGGCAATCGTGCGTTGCTCGTAGGTCACGGCTGCTCCTCCTTCGGTTGATGCCAAGGATCGCGGCACAACGCCATCTCACCATCGAAGGTCGTGATGATGTATCCCACTTTGATAATCAGTTTCTCTAGCGCGGCGTTCTCACGCTCCAGTTGTTTCACCTTCCCGAGTAGGGGAGGCACACAAGTGCAATGTTGCTCTTCGGACCGATTATCTCGGGCGTGCAATACCGCATTCTCCC